GTTGTCATAATTTTCCATATAATCAATTATACGTGCAACTATCTCATCTTTGTGTTCTTTATACGAAACAAATGATTCTGTCCATTCGCTTGGGTATAAGAACTTGCCTGTATTGTCCATTTCAGTGTAACTTAAACGATCTGGAACCATAGGCAAGGTGCCAACCAAAGCACCTTCGTACCAACTAATACCTAGTGTTTCTTGTAGGTTAGCACTAAAGACAAGTTTTGCTTCTCCTAGTGCGTTGTAGTATTCTTGTTTTGAATAATTTTTATCCATACAAATTTCAAATTCATATTGTGTAAGTGTGTCTTTTAAATCTAAAAATATCTCAGGTTGTTTTTCTGGAGCAACTCTGTGCGGAAACAAAATTAAATTACGTTTTGTCATACCTTTAAATGCTTCTAATTCTTTGCGTACATATTCCATAGGCCAACCGCAACGTACAATCTTTCCGTTATTGAATCTATTGTTGTATGCTTCGTTATACATGTCTGTAGGTTCGTTGTTGCCATCTAAAAGTAATTCATCAAAGAACAACTTTACATGGAAGTCTGTTGCAAAGTAATTATGATCATAACTGTGAAAGAAACTTTTCTCTGCATGTCTTACCCACGGTGCATTATTAATAAGTCTACCTAAAAAGTCTTGTGGGTCGTATGAGCCAGCATGCCAAAGTGCATGTGTTATAACTTTAATGCCAAGTAGTTCACTCATATACTTAATATTAGTGATACCAGGATGCCAAGCATCTGTAAAGATAATATGATCACCTTCGTGTACTTCGCCTGTTGTAAATGCTCTACTAATTTGTTCTATTTGATTTGCTTTGTAAATATTAGTACCACCAAAGTTCAAAAAAGCACCTGGAGTTGTAGCATTAGGAATATCTGTTGGACCTTCTACAACAAATACTTCGTGATTGTTCTTACGTAGTAATGCAGGAAAGAAAGTTTTCCATTGTTTAGTGTAGCGTGTTTCTACACTCTCTATATCTATTAACCATATTCTAGCCATTTGTTAATCCTAATATTGTTAGTATTCTTAAATCGTTATATTCAAATATTATAGCATCATCCATACTATCTGTATAGCCTTGATCTTGCCAAATAAAATCACGACCGTAAACATAACCATGATTGCCTAGTGTATTACTCACTTTGGCGACTGCGTCTACGGTCGTATAATTTGCATTTAATGCACCACCTTCTACTGAATTTCCAAATTTATCAGTCAAGTATGGACCTCTATCGCTTTGGTCCTCGGTTCTTAAAGTTACGATTCTTGTGAACACGTTGTTTTGCTTTCCGTGGATTGTTACGACCTTCGTATGCCCTCCACTCTCTTGTTTCCCTTTTGTAAAGGAACTTTTCGTTAAATTTAAACCCTTCAAATCGACAAAAGTCGCGGAAGGAATCGAGATCATCAAAGATTTTTACAATCTCTGGACGTTGTGCAAGGTAAGACAATGTTATCTCCTTTTTTACTTTGCATAGTACTCAATGTGTGCGCCGTTTTCTCCATCTTCACTTACGTCAATATGGACTTCACGACCTGGGTGTTTTGCGATAATTTGTTCATATAAATCATCACTCATCATTTCACAACTCTTATAATCTAGTTCAAGTGTTTTTTCTGCGTAAAGTTTTTCTAACCAACGTTTAAATTGAATAAACTCTATATCTCTATCGTTGTGTGTTACAGTAATACCTACTTTAAAATGAAATATGTGTCTGTGGGGATATCCCAAAAAACTAACATCATATTCATCACCTGTAGCAAGTGCTGGATCGTCCAGTGCCGCAGGATATTTGTGAATACCTTCTTTTCTAAAGGTTACCCATATCATTCTTTTTGCGTTTTCCATAATTACCTTTTCGTTTTCTTCTCTTGTTCTTCTTAACATATAATCATAATAAGGTTCTCTTTGATTATTCATTTATAATACATTCTTTCTATACAGTTGTCAATTACTTTTCCAGTTATTTTGGTCCCATATTTTACCATTATTAACAAGGGTTACAAACTTTTGAAATGTGTGTTCAATGTAGTCTGCTTCTTGTTTATTTAGGTCGTAGAAACTCAAGAACCAAATTCTTGTGTGTTCTGAGTTCCATAATTTATGACTGTTTAAAAATGTTGATAACATTTTACATTGATCATTGTCATAATTGTTCACAAAGTTACAGTAAAGAATACTGTTGCTGTGTGTTACTTCAAATGTATCTACTTGTTTTAGTATGTTTGCAATACGTTCAACAAACGGTACAACATCATTTATTACTTTTGTACCAATATCTTCTTCAATACATTTGTTAATTGTTTCTATTGTTGCTCTAGCACCTGTATTTGATTGTGCCCTTGTATTACCTACTGCAATAGGAAAGTTATCCCATAGGCTAGGATCAAATGCACTTATTGTATCGTGAATGTTTTTATGTAATACGGTAATAGCCAAAGTTCCAAACCCACCTGTAAGTGCTTTTCCAAAACAGATCATATCAGGGTTTAAGTTTTTATGTATACTATGTGAAAAATGTCCCATACGCCACATGCCTGTAAGTATTTCATCTACTATTAACAAGCAACCTGTTTGTTTTCTTGCAGTTTGTATTTTTTCTAATACTTCGTCACTTACTTCACTAATACCATTATACCAATTTACAGTATCTAACATAATACCTGCAAGGGTATCTTTGTGTTTTGTAAACATAGCATCAAAGTTATCATCAAAGAAGTCTACAAAATCAATATGTGGCCAATTTCCTAAAATCCAATCTTGATCATCTGTCATTTGCCAACCAGTAATACTACCTGAATGAAAACTTCCTTTTCTTACAAGTACTGTACGTCTGCGAGATTGTTCTTTTTTAGTCCAATATCTCCATGCAATCTTTAATGAATTGTCTACACTATCACTGCCCGTAAGTGCAGGTATAAATCCTGTGTATGTGTTAGGTAAAACTTTTTTAAGAGTATCTTCTAGTTCATACCATACAGTACTTTTAGTTGTCCAATCATCGTTTGGAAACTGAAAACTTGTTTCTGCTACTTTGGCTTGTATTTCAGGCTGTGTAAATCCAAATATATTACATCCTGTTCCGCCACTTAGGTCATACCATTGCTGATTTTCACCTACTAAGAAGTGTCCATTCATTTCTTTAACTTTAGGGTGTTCGTCTTTGGGCTGAGAAAAAGGGTGTATTAATTTCATTGCGTTACTCTACTGAATTATCATTTTCGTATTTAGACCAATCAGTAAACTTATCTCTTGGCTGTAAATCTCTAGCATAATGTACCCAAACACCTACGTTAGATGCTTTAAAGTCTTTATCATCAATCTTAATACAAGCATTATAATTTAAATGATCGATATACGGAAGTTTAACACTAATCATACTAATAAATTTATTATATTCGTTATATCCTGCTTCGATAACATATTCATGATATCTTACATCATAATCTAGTGTAACCATATAACTTTCTTTAAGTAACCCTTCTACAAGTTCGTCCCAAGCATGACTTGTACCGCCATCAATATTAAAACTTTGATTAGCACCTAAGTAAATATGATCTACTGCATGTTTCTTTGCTTGTTTTAATACTTCTTGTAATGGTCTAGGCCCTACTACAAATAACGTGTGTTCTTCAAATGCTGGAGTTTTTTCTACTTCGTAACCTGTGAAGTAAACAACATCGTCCTTAACACCATCATCATAATCACGCTTCACTTTGTGCCTCCAATGAAGTTATTTCTAAGTTAATTTTCCACATCTCGTCTTTAAGAGAAAGTTTTTGTTTCTTCATTTCTACTAAAAACTTTTCTTGTACTTTTTCTGCCTCTGCAACTTCAACTTTTTCATGTACTAGTTTATGTTTTGCAATAAGGCTTTGCAGTCTATTGTTTAACTTATCTATCTTTTCTACGTTAGTCATATTATACCTCCTCGAATAGGTTTGTGTATTGTGTACTAGCATTAACTGTCTTCTTACCAGTAGCACCTCTAGTTCCAATAATAGACATCCAAAACCTTGAAAATTCTTCTATTATCGCATTTGCTTCGTCTCTGTTTGAAGTTGCAAATATTGCTTCCACAACATCTTTAAAAAATAACCTGTCAAAGGACTCTTCGACAAGCATGTTTGGAATGATTCCATTGTCGTATTGTCTGTTTGCTTCTTGTACTGCATTGATATGACTCCATACATTATGACCCATTTGGATCGCATAAGAAAAACTATCCCATGATGTCTTTCCTTCTTTACCTATTTTATTTAGATCACCTGGAGCATAAATGCAAACATCTTTGGCTTTTAAGTTTTGTGTAAGTGGTGAATCTTTAAAACTTCCATGTTTACCTTCACGTACAAATGCTTGTGCAAAAGGCGTAGTATCTGTAGCAAGTGCTTTATCATCTATGCTAGGTACCATTCTGTATACCCATTTACTTCTATCTTGTGTTTCAAGTTCACAATAAATTTGACCATTTGCTGTGGCTAAGAACGGACTAGCACAATCAAATGTAATCATAAAGTTTTCATTGTGATACTTGCGAACTGCTCTTTGTATATCTGTTAATAATGTTGCCCACTCTAATTTACTAGTACCCAAAAAGTGCATAACATCATGTTTGCCCTTTTCAAGTAATCCATCAAAGCGTAATGCAACTAAACGTTTTAATACTAGATGTACATCACACATGTTCTGTCCACCCATCGACCAACCATTAAAATGATTTTCATACTTTTTAGGATCACAGTAATCTTTCATTTGTTGATACCAATCTTCTGCATCAGCATGATTCTCGCCTTGTAATACATTTAAGAATTTACAAGCACCGCTTCTGTGTTTCATAAAGTAGTCGTTGTTAATACGTGTAGCATTAACGGCATCTTGATAGTTGTCAATACCTGTTGCTTTTGCACCTGCTGGTGAACGTGCTACCCAAGCCGGAATATCAAGTATCATACCATAGTCCATGTAAGCGTCCATCCACGCAAGTACTTGCTCACGTTTCTTTTGTGCTTTAGGACAATTAGGATCTTTCCAATCACCTTCCCACACACCTTTACCTATCTGGAAACCACCTGAGTCACCTAACATCCAACTATTGTTACGATCTCTATCTCGTACCATATCTTCTTTAGGTGCATCTTTATTAATATCTAGTTCGGCATGTCCTGCGGAATATAATGACCAATGATAGTTAAACAGTCCTTCTTTCTTGTTTAACCAATTCATACTTTCCATACTAGGATACGGAATACGACTCTTATCAACGTATTCTTCTCTGCGTTGCTTACCTATAAAGGTAGCATAGAAACCACTCAACGCTGGTAAAAACGTTGCGTAGTCTTTTTGTTCTGTTGTTAAGTCCGTATTCATTATATCTCCTATTTAGATTGTGCTGGCAAAATGTATTCATAAGTTGCCAAACCACTGTCTACTTGAATTTGCATAGCACCTTGATCTGAGAACTTCATTACTTTGTCGCCATCTAAACTTAAAATAGCAAGTGTTTGTTGTACTGGCCATGCCCATTCATTTTTAAGTGAACCTGTTACACCTGTAGCAAAAATAAATTCACCTGCGTGTGTACTAGCATCACCAAACTTGAACTTGATGTCTGTACCATCTGTAAGTACAGTAAACACAGTTTCTTCTGCGTTTGCAGTTGCCTGCATTTTAAATCTTTGTACACTTGCCATAGTAGGTGAAACTTCTACGTCCCATGCCGCACCTTTAAACTTAACAGTCTTAAGTTTTTCATTAATGATTTCTGCGTTCATAAAACGATAATCATTTTTAAAGTCACCTGTTTTGTTTTCAAAGTGTATACCAGTTGGAATCTGTACACCGTTTCTATCTTGACGTACAACATCAATAGTTGCTTCGTCTTTATATTCTGGACACTTCAAATGAATGTCTAGTTTGTTTAAGTTTGGCATACCAAACGTACCCTTCATCTCTACTTGGGCGTTTTTAGTATTTGCCTGCATGATCACAGAGCGATCCTCTGCCATGCTATCGATACCTGTTTGTGCATCATCACCATTGACCTTAACAATGTTAAGAAAGCCAAGTGCATGTGTATGTGCAACAATGTCTTGTAAAATGTCTTTCATAGTTTTCTCCGTTCCTTATATACTATTATATTTAGAAAATCATTCAAAGTCAAATAAATTATTGAATGTATTCTTCTGTTCGGTTGATTTAATATCCCAATCTAGCACTCCAATTAGATTATCTAACTTTTTATCGATGATTGCAGTTTCCATTTCGTCATCTTCAAAAGGCAGTTCTTGGAACCATTTTGGTAGTCTTAGTTCGTCCGTTGGGTACGCAACCGAAGTATATCCCATTGGATTTTGTTTTAGTTTGCAAACAATAACTTTCATACCGTCTACAATCTGCATACTAAATTTGTCACCGTTCATATCTTTTAATGTATTCCAATTAATAGAAGCACGAACGTGTCCAGGCATGTTTACTTTGCCTAATTTTTTAAGTTTAGCAAGATAGTCTGTTACGTTGTTTGCACGTTTAGGAGAACCTTTCTCCCAACCAGGCCTTGCTTTAAATTTAGTTCTAAAATCTGTGATCATATCAAGTATTTCAACTTCTTTGCCGTCTGTTAGTACTGCTAACAATACTTCACTTAAAAAGTCTTGCATAAACACAGGAGTATCAGAACGTTTAAGATCTAACCCCATTGCTTTTACTTTACCAGGCTTACCATCTGTATCTGTTCTAAATCCTTCATTGTCATATATTAGAATTGCATAACGTTTTTTAGTAATAAACAATCCTTTTTCACCAACAACTTCTCTACCAGCGGCAATAACTTCACCCCTGCTTTTAGGACAGTGAAATGCATTTCCCATAAACTTTGGAAAAGTTACATTTGCTTCTTCACATATTTGATCATACAGTTGAATTACACTTTCTTTATTCCAAGGAATATCTCCTTTGTCAATTTCTGCACGTAAACTAGTATAAGCACTAAAGTACACAGAATCTGTATCACCATATATAATACTTTTACCTACATGATCATACTCGCCTGTAATAATTTCATTTACTTTTGCACTCATATGTTTTGCAATAGCACGACCTGTAAGTGTAGTACTTTGCCCAATTCTATGATCAAAGAATCTACACCCTGGGTTTAGGATTGCTCCATATAAACTATTTAGGTTAATCTTTTTAACAAGTTGTCTTTTATCCCAAAAAGCAGTTTCAATTTTATTACCTGCATCTTGTGCCGCAACCTTTTTAGCCTGCATTTCTTTACGTTCAGCATACCAACGTTTTAGTAGTCCGGGAATAATACCTTCAAACTCTGTTGTAAATAATGTACCATTAGCACTAACCATCCATGGTTGATTACTATCAAAAATTAGTTTGTAAACTTCTGCGGCACTTAATGTATCGCTTTCGCCACCTTCCCAATCAATAGTAATTTCAACGTCCTTGCGTTGTTCCATTACATAATCATATTCAAGACTACCAAACTTTCCTTCCCAAGCACCTGCAAATGACTTCTTTTTAAAGTTCATTTGTTCGCCTATAAATTCTTCTGTATGGTTTTGTTTAAGTTGTCCTATAACTGTTGCTGGATCCATATTCAAACTTCTAATAACAGAAGGATACAGTGAATTCAAATCCATTGATGCAATCCAGTCATGCAATCCTTTCTTAGGATATGCAACATATGCACCAGCCGCCTGCGATGAACCTGGCTCTCTGTGTACTCTATTAGGTACAACATAACCACGTCTGTGTGCTTCGTTAATAATTGCTTGTTCTGTAACTGCGACAGCACCCATTGTTGTTGGTAGTAACACTGTGTTTGCATGTGCAAGTTCATTTGCTAGATCAATAAAGCGTAATTTCTTATCAAGTTTATCTAACAACAGAACGTCTTGTCTGTTATATTCAATAAATGTTTTAAAGTCATTGTTATATAATTGATCTAATGTACCTTCATATTCAGTTTTCTTTTCACCTACTTCTAGTTCACCAATAGCATCTAGTCGATAAGTGTGTCGTTCTTCATATGTGTACTTACGATATAGTTCAAGACTATCTAAGTGTTGACGTCCTATAAGATCATATGTTTCTTGTTCTCTACCAAACTTTTCATATACTCTTTTCTTAGGATAAGCGTTCCATAAACAAAAACGTCTTGTATCTTCTTTACTTAAAACTCTTGTAATTCTGTTAACAGTATACGGAATATCATAACCTTCACTGTTCCAACCTGATAAAATATCAGCGTCTTTAATTAAATCTAAAAATGTATCAAGCATTTCTGCTTCTGAGTCAAACAAATATGTATTAGGAAAGTCTTTACATTCTTCTTTTGCTTGTTCCATTGTAAGTGTTTTAGGAGGAAGTGCTAGTGTAATAAGACTATCAAGCCATTGTAAATGTACTGTAATTGCAGTAATGGCAGTAAAAGGATCTTCTGGTGAACTATAACCACGTTCAGGATCAAAGTCAACTTCAATATCAAAAAATGCAACGTTTAGATTAGGTGCATCTTGACCTAAATAGTTTTCTTCTAGTAGTCTGTATACAGGATTGATGTCTGCTTCATATAGTCCGCGATGTTTATTAATCTTTTGTTCCCTAAGAAAGTCTTTCCAACTTTTACAAACAACACGACTTACAGGATCACCAAAAGTACTTTTCTGTTTACCTTTGCCGTCGCCATAATAAAACACATATCTTGCGGGGAACTCGCGAAACTCTCTTTCGCCTTTTTTGTTTCTCTCTACAACCTTAATAATATCTTTATCACGATCCCAGAGTGCGTCTACATAACTCAATGTCTTCTCCTTTATATGCCACTTTCGGTTGGCAAAAACCAGTAATGTTGCTTATGGCCAACTAACCTTCTTCAACACTATTTAATATTATAGTATCTTACCACTACAAAGTCAAGACTTTTTTTATCAAAATCCAAATAACTTCATACCATGATTTGCTATTGCATTTAAGATAATAGCAATGCAAGTAAAAATGTGTAGCAACACCCACCCAGTGCGTATAATTGCCACTCTGTCAGCCTTATTGTTATCTTCATATGCCTTTGTTCCTATTGCCTTGCACCAAATATCCCACAAATTTAATCACCTTTCATTTACCACCACATGGCGGCAACTCCATATCCAAATACGTTAATAACAGCAAAATATCCTGTTAGTAACATGACCCATGCCGCACCTCTGCGTACTGCGGCGTAGCATTGTGTAACCGATCCTACAAAAAAGAACGGATATATAATTAGCATATTTGGATCTTTAGCATTAAATGCCAAAGTCAAACTTGCCATAACTGTAAAAACAAAACTTATTAGTTCAAAACCAAAAGCAACCTGATCACTTTTGTAACTATTGATCCAAAAATCTTTTACCTTTTGCATTAGAGTTTGTCGCGACCAGTAGTAACCATAATAGTTTCTAGGTCTTCAAACTCATCAACGGCTTTATGCCATTCACCTTTTTGTGCAATTTTAATTGCTTTGTTAATTAAACTTGGCTTAACATCCATTTCTTCTGCTACTGCTTTTACAGTATCTCTTAAACCTTCTTGTAGGTCTGTAACTTCTTGCAAAACATTTACGCCTTCGTTAACGATCTGAATTAGTTTTGCTTTTTCGTCAGCACCAAATACTTTGTCACTCATGTGAGACTCCTTTTAGTAATTTGTTATATTATATATAGATTTATGCTAGTTGTCAAGTAGTTTAAACGGAATTGGCACCGTTTTGTCTAAACATTTAAACCAAACGTTATTTGGACCTATATGATGGTCGTCTGGTAACAGTTCGTTAACTGCTTTGTTTACACCTGGAAAATCCATATCATGCCCACATAACCAACCGTTTGGTTTTAATTTAGGTGTGTAGTATTCAATATCACCTTTTACACTATCATAATCGTGACTAGCATCAATGAATACGAAGTCTAAACTGCCGTTTTCTATTTGTTCATGTACTGTATGACTATGTCCTTGTATTGCTTTTAGCCTAGGACCATACTTTATTATCATGTTATCTTTATAGAATAACTTTATGTCATAGTCAATAGCATACATCTTTAATTTTGGAAATGCTTCTAGTAAATGAAATGTTGTTCTACCGTTTCTTACGCCGACTTCGCAACCCACTGTTGGTTGTATTTTTTTAAATAAGTCTGCTAAAAAGTAATCTCTTTTGTTAGGTCCAGTGTATTCGATTGTTCTTTTAATTTTAATTTTATCATTAGCCAATGTTTTCTGCCTCATCTTTTGATTTATATGCCCATTCGTCAGTGTGTCCGACTGACCATTTAGGATTGTTTTCTACTGTATAATTTTGTGTACAAACTTTAAAGTCTGGCATCTTTCGATCTCCAACTACTAAACTTTGGTCTGTAAAAATAACTCTATTATTAGGTTGTGCGGCAAACTGTCCGTTATCTAATTTAATAAAGTTAAAACTTTTGTGTTCTGGATCGTGTTCACTAAAATTTACATTTAGTGTTGAGTGTTGTGTATGACAAGTATCAAGTGTAAACATATATTCGCCTTTGTGCATCTTTTTATCTTTACCAAAGAATTCACAGTCTGCTAACATAGGCTTTTTAATTAATGTAATATCATAATCAAAACAATCCCATATTTGTAGTGTGTCTAAAGGTAATTGGTCACTGTGTAAGTAATCATCTTTCCATACAAATGCACTAATAGGTAATTTATCGTACAATGCACCGTATTCTGTAAGTAATGTTTCTACGTATAATGCTTTGCCCATTATACTTCTAATACTAATCCAAATACCAGGAGTAACTTCTCCATGCCCTTTTTGGTGGTCATACAGATATTCTTTTTTCACATAAACTTCAACAGGAGGTAAGTTATGTACTAAGAATGCCATACTTTATTTCTTTTGTTTCTTTTGTTTCTTTTTTACATGCAGTTTTGCATGTGGTACTTTTAAATTTTTCTTGCCATACACATCGCCTATTTTATGCTTGTATGACATATGTGCCGGATCTAATCCGTAGAAGTAATCTGTTACTTCACATATTTTCATTACTCAAACTCTTTCAAAAAACTTGCAAACCCTTTTGTTAGAGATTGTTCTGTTGTAATTTTTCCTGATTTATGATCTTTTTCTAATTCTTGTCTACGTCTTATTAGTTCTTTTTTAAGTTTAGGATCTTTAGATGTGTTTGGATCCATTTGAATATCTTGTAATGCTTTTCTTTTTGCTCGATATTCTTCGTTACTCATTTGTTTTAAACCTTCAAGGCTTTCAAACACTTTTGCTAGTGTATTTTCAATTTTTGAAAGTCTACTGTCTACTTCATGCCACTTATCGTTATATGTTTGTTGTGTAGGTATAGTTGATTCTACTATGCGTTGTGGTTGTGGTGCTTGTGGAGTTACACTACTTAACCCTGCTAGTGCGGCCATATCACTTGCTCTAGTATCGCTTACACCAGGAATATGTTTTCCTTTAATACTTTCTGCAACCATACGTGCATGGGAGTTAGCATCTGTGCTTTGATTATTATTTTGTTCTTGTAACGCTTGACCGTGTTGTGGAGCGTCTACAGTAAGTCCTTTATTTTCAATTCCTAACTCAGTAAACTTATTTAAAATGCTTTGTAAATCTGCCATAATTATTTAAGAGACACTTTTGGATTTAGTGTTTCCTCCTCCTTGTCTTTTTTTACGTCCTGCACAATGAGCCTTTTGTGAGAAACCTTTGGGGTTCGAACAGTCAATTGACTTTTTATGTTTCTTGCTCCAGGCTTCACTAATAATCTCATAGTACCTCATTTCTTTTTAGTGGCAACGTTTTTTGCTTTACCACGTCTATTTTTGTTTGGATCTTGTCTACGTTTTCTACTAGCCGCAGACTTCCTTCCTTTTTTACCTAATGATTGTGCTTTACTACGAGGTAAACATTTTGGCTTACCTTCACTGTTTGAGCCTCTTGCACAGTCACCACGAATTTTTCCATCAGGGCCAAAACGTACCCATTTATCTTTAAACCACTTTTTTAAGTTTTCGTCTATGGATTCAGAAAATACTAAATCACCACAATTTACACAGAAGTCAACATCTTCATTTTTAACACAATTAGGTACACGTTTTCCGAACATAGTTTTCATGCCCTTCTTTTTGTAGCCTTTCCAGCATCGTGTTCCTTCAGTGACTTCTATAATACGCATTAATCTTTATCCCAACTCTTACTTACTTTATCTGTATGTATTGGTCCACCACCGGCCCATGTTCTACAAGTTCTAGCACTGTGACATTTAAATTTGTGCATCCAGCAATAACCTAAATATCCATCTTCATCTTCTAGTTCACCTGGCATACATTCAAGCATACCTGGACTAATATCAAAAGCGGCACAACTATTACATAAAGTTTTTTCTGCGGCGTCTACACTTGTTTTCCAAAACTTTGCAATCTTTTCATAATAGTCACCTGGATGTTTTACATTCAATGGACCATACTGAATATGTTCTGCTTGTATAGCGGCATTACGATTCTTAGTATTAAGTTCTAAATCTTGTGTTGCTAGTGGGCAACCTTTTTCACCTGCTTCTACGATTGCAATTAAGTTTCTCATGATTTACTATTTCCCCAGTTCTTAGCACCTTTTTTACGACACTGTACTAGAGCACCACTTGCATATGCACTTGGCCATACTTTGTAACGTGCTTTAACTTTATGATAACAAGCATCTTTTTCACCAGCGGCTTCGTCAAATTGTGCTTCTGTCATAGTCTGTGCTGATTCAACAAATACTTCTACCATGTCATCGCCATTACGCAATGCACCTTTTTTAACTTTTACGTTTTCTTTGCCGTATTTTTTTGTTGCTTCTTCTGGAGACATTGAAGTTTGTTTCCAACGCTTCTCTGCTTCCTTTACTACTGATAATTTTTCTTCTAGTGATTCAAAATAATCATCTTTTTGATCTTTCATACTCATCATACGTTCACGTTCTTTGGCTTGCATACGCTCGCCTTCCATGTAAGCATGAAGTGTTTTTACTTTTTCGTGTACACCACTGAATTTGTTTTGAAACCACTCAGGGAATGTTCCACCCTTGTGTACATGGTCATGAATTTCTTCTACTGCGTATTTGATGTATGCAACCTGATTGGCAAGCATTTCATCTTCGTACTTTGATGCTGGCTCATCGTACTTGTCTTCATTAATCATCGATTGCTCCTATAATGTGTTTTGTATTATACGAGTATTTATCGTTTTAGTGGTCCGCCGAAGATAGATGTGTCTTTCATATTAAGAGCATTATCTGTTGGCTTTTGCTTTTTTGCTTTAGGAGGATTAGGTAAACCGCCTACTAAACCGTATTTTTTACGTGTTTTTGCGTCACCTATTGCTAAATGCGGACTTGCAACTGAGGCAATGTTACCTGCACTAGTTGCTCCTGCTGTTGCTGTTTCTTCAACTTGTTCTAATCCTTTAAATATATCGCTAGATTCTTGACTAAGTTTGGCCGCAATAGCCATTTGTCTACGTTTTGCTTTGCTTTTACCTTTAAATTGCGGAGCATCGCTTTTGTAGAAATCTTTAATAACATCACCCATTTCAGTATCTTTAGTAATCTTTTCAGATACAAAACTTTCAAACTGTTGTTCCATAGGTGTTTTTTTGTATTTTTCTTTACGTGGGATAGTCTTAGTTTTATCTTTATGAGAGCCAGATGCGCCACTTTTACGTAGTGCTTCCATATCACGCCAATTAGGATCACGTGATTTACTTGGTTCTAATTTTTTTACTGCTTCTACTAAGTCTTTTAAACGCATATTGATATTTACCTATCTTTAAGAATATTTTTCATAACATTAGTTGCTGTATTAGTAAAGCATCTTGGAGCAATACTATGTACTAGTAGTGCAGGTACTAGCAGTTGTAATTTTACTGCTGTTTTAATTGCCTTCCTCATATGCTGTAATCCTGTTTCACCTTGTTCTTCTAAGTGTAGTTTACATTGTTTACTTAACATTACGCCGCCTCTCTTTCTTTTTCTTTACTAGCAATCCACTTCATCATATTTGTAGCAGGGTTTGCCAAGTACCATCCAACGTCACTATATGTTTTAAATTTACTTGCTAATAGATCTGCTGATATAGATGAAAAGGACCTTCTATTTTGTACAGTTATTAATTCTTTAACTTTTTTACCACCAAACGTACTTAAAAAAGATTGTAAGTTTAGCATATAATAGAAAGGTGTATCTAATATAACTTCACCTTTGTGTTGACTATAACTAGGAATACCTTTTTGATAGCCACTTAATATTTTTTGCATTTCCTCATCTGGTAAATCTTCGCGACCTTGCCCACGGACTAATGTTCCGCCTTGGTCATCATATGCTCCTTTTTGAAATTTTGGATCATATCCTTTGAAGCCACCCAAGTCGTCTATGTCTGGGTTCCAATAAGCAGTAAAGTCACCACCTGGAATTATTATATGATTTGTACCAAAATAGTCACTAGTACTACTAGGTGCTACTGTAGTTGTTTGTGCAGGACTAACAATGTTTAAATCGTTAAGCACTGCTACCTGTATAGGATTGTGATTTCCCATTACGCTTTTTCTTGCAGGGTTATCTACCTTTTGTATTAGATTTTGTTTAGCACCGCCGTGGTATGTGCCTGTGTGCATTGCCCTATAAAGAATAGGTTGGTTTCCCATTTTACTACAAAGTTCAGCGGCAACTTTTAAACGCTCTATAGCATGTTCTGTATTATTAGTTGGTGTAACAACTTCTGTTACTTCGCATATCCTCATTTCTTTTTGCCACTCTTCATATTAGCACACCAGTGATACATCTTTGCTTTTTCACCACTTGCTTTTTTAGCCTTTGCTCTTAAACTTGTAACTGATCCGTTACAACTAGCACCCGACTTCTTTACTCTGCCTGGGCGACTCTTGCCCTTTTTTTTACCGTCTGCGAAGTTTTCTTTTACTTTATTATTATCTAAGTGTAATAGTATTGTTTTAAAACTTCTTTCAAACTTATGATCTTTGTGTTTGACTCCAATGCCTCCCGCGGCATTCCATTTGTCAATATTTTGTCCAAAGTCATCTATCAGTATGTTGGGAGTACCATCACTTTGCTGTGCGTACTTGGCTTTGTTTCCTGTGATGATTACTGATTTAGGTGGAAACTGTTTAAGATTGTTTTTCACCCACATACGTTTATGTGGTTCTGATCTAGGATCGTCAGCCAAAGGCGAACTTAAAATAGTATAACTGCCTTTATGTTTTTGAATCAAAGCCAAAAGTTTTCCTGCGTTAGGAGTAGGTTCGAGATCTAACCAAAAGTTGTCTGCATCTCTAATTGCTTGAAGACCTGCATCGATATCTTTAATATCACGAAAGTCTTTTGCACCCATAAGTTTTGCCCAAGCACCAAAGAAGTCAACAAGGACACCGTCCATGTCTACGTAGATTTCAGGTTTTGAATTATTACTGATTTCAAATAATCTCATTTACGTCCTCTAAATCCTTTAAATCCTGCGCCAGTCATATAAGGTCTTGAAAACCATAATTCAAACCATTCTTTGTCACCAGGTTTGACACCTAACTTACGTTCTTTATCTTTTAGTTCTTGTGCAGTATGTGACATGTTTTCTAATGTTTGATGATTATCATTTCTAACAATATCTACACCTGCTAATTTTTTTAACTCATCTAATGTCATATTAGTTTGTACGCTTTCATCATTTTTTTAAGAGTACCTTTTTTAACATCTTTAGTTGTGTTTTGCTTTGTAATAATTCCAACGCCGGCGGCTTCTGTACTTTTTATTGCATCTTGTTTAAATGCTTTATCTACGCCAATTTTACTTGCCATGGCTCTACGTTTTTTAAGTTTATCTGCAACACTTAATTCTTCTGGTTCAGGTGGACGTCTTTTAACAGTGTTTCTTTTTGGAGTTCTAGTTGCAAACCCCATTATCTCATTTACTTCAAGACCCATTCCTTTGCGTACTCTAGCAAACATTTGTTTAGCAAGAGTTTCATTTCCTGAAATACCTTGTGCAAAACTAGTAAAATCATCGTCAGCGGCAAACTGTCTTAGTTTACTTGCACTCATACCTTGTACACCTTCAGCATCAGGATCACGTTCTCCACTGCTTACTACTTTTGCATTTGCAAACGTAAAAGGAACTTCACCTTTAGTATCTGGCTTATTATTGTACTTGTCAATTAAATCTTGATATTGTTGCACTCTATCACTTCCTGCAACAAGTATAACATTATCATAACCTTTACCTTGTAGATGTTGAAACATTTGAATAATAGTTTTTACACTAGTATTTTTATCTACAGGTACATTAAACATTTCTTGAGCAAAATGTAATTTTTCTGCAAATGATAATGGATCTGTTTTTGGTTTTTGTGTTTTAGTTAAAAACAAAATAGGATCACCCATAAACTTTTGTGCATGTTGATTAACAACATCTATAACTTTTTGGTGACCTATAGTTGGCGGATTCATTCTTCCCCAAGCAACTACTGCTGTCTTCTTTGGTTGTGCTTCAAGCAGTTCGTTGAGTAGCATTTAAGCCTCCTTGGTATCGTATGCGCCGTCTTTAATGTGTGGTAGGTGTTTTTCCGCTAGTTTGTGACATATACTAGACATTAACTCTTGTGTGTAAATTTCTTCAGTCTTGCCAGATATGTTATAAGTTTCGTTGTACTTCATACAACCTGCTGTAACCATTGCTTCAAAATATGGTGCAACTTCTTCAATTGAATCTTTTTCAACAATATTTTTTCTTTTTAGATCTGCTATAGCAGGTAAAAAGAATTCTTTATGGATTGAATCGTCATTATCAATGAAGAAACTAATATCATCTATTAAGTCGTATTGTGGAGTACTATTATCGCTGTCTGCTGTAAAAAGTTCTTTTAATAACATGTGTAATTACCATTTTCTACATGACCAGTAACGTGCCTTAGTCTTAGGACCAGGATTGTCACAGTTGTGTCTAGCACGGAAACTTCTACGTCTTGCTGGATTAGATTTTTTAATTCTCATATCCGGATCACCAAAGTTAACTTTAACTACATTACCTTTTGGATTCTTAACGTATACTTTAAACTTTTTAACATCACCACGCATTGGTTTGTTTAGTTTAACAGTACGTCCTTGGTATTCTGCTTCTACAACATTTTCGTCATTTTCTTCAATCCAACCAAATGCTTCATAAAACTCATCTCCATTAAATGATACATCAGTCTGTCCTTTAAACCATTCTGTTGCTTCTACATCTTCTGAATAAAAATCTAATTGAGGATCTTTAAATAATCTTTTTGCAAGTTGTGGATCTTTAGAAAATGATTTTTTAAATCTTCCTATTAGTTCTTCTCTTGGTGATGTATCTAAACTTGCTGGCATCATATGGTCAACAACATCTTCGATGTCCATGTCTGGGTTATCAAGAATCGCTTTCACATACTTTTGCATATCTTTTAAATCTCTAAGGTATGGCATTATCATATCTATGTCGCCACCTTCTTCTCCAGTGTCGCCACCCGCTTTATAAGTTTCTATATCTTGTCTTGCAGTTTGAAGATCAGTTAGTAACGTTTTGTAAGTCATCTTTACAAATGGTAATACTTCATCATAGGTTACACTATCTCTGTCGAAGTCTGATTCATTTGTTGACTCGTCTACTGGAGAAAATGACATGTGGTCTTTACATTTACTACACACTGCGTTGCCGTCTTTGTCTATTTCGCTATCTGCAGGTGCACCACAACAGTCACTTAACATGTCTGGTTCATCTTCTGATTCACTTACATCTTCTGTTGATTCCATTTCAGATGCATCAGGTGCATCACTATCTTTGTATGTACTTTGATCAGCATCTCTTTCAATATCCATACTGCGTATTGCATGTTTAATAACTTCAAAAGCAAGTGTCTGTTCTTCTTTAGACATAGTGCCTTTTTCTTTTTCGCTGAGTTCACCAACGAACATACTTAATTCTATTTGTGCATCTGACGATGGTTTAATACGTTGTGCAATTTCACCTAGTAATCTGCCTGGAGAGCGTTTTAGTTCGTCTTGATATAATGCAAGTCTTACTTTTGGATCAGTTAGGTCTTTGCCTTTGAATGCTACATTGTTAGCAATGCTGTATTCGTTTTGTGCTGGTGTTGGGGGTGTAAAAGTAATATCCTTTACATGATTAATTGCATCGCTAAACTTCATTCTCTCCGGTTCTTTTTTGGCTTCCGTATTGAAAGAATCAAGTTTGTTTATTAGTGTTCTGAAATCCATAGTTATACTCTCCTTATGTGAGTATTTATTATAGAATGGATCATTTAGCGGTGCTGTTTGAATACTACCTTATGTGGTGGCTTTGCTGTAAATTCATAGCCGAATTGATTACCTACAAAATATCTGCCCTTCCAAACCAAGCGTACACGCACTGTATTAAGGATTACGTCCATGTGCTTATCTTCTTGATATGAGAACAAATCTGCTTCAACTACTTGCTCATTGTCTGTACACGTTACTGAAATTGTTTTTGGTAGTTCTTCTCTGTATTGAGCCATTTATATCTCCGTTGTTGAAAATGTAGGTATAAAAAAAGACCCCCGAAGGGGTCTTTCTTCAATGTGTTACTTAGGCTACTTTTGTAGCAAGTGCTTTGTAACCAGCCGCAATTACTTTACGACTTGCAGTACCTAAACGATACTTGTTAGTTACTCTACCCTTTGTATCAGTGTGAGTGTTCAAGTAGATTGAATAACCTGAAAACCTTAGTGCCTGAATTACTGCGGCCGGGTTACCTGCACCAAAACGTGACTTGATTTGTTTTGCTGTAAGTTCGTTGCCGTTTGAAAGGGCTGTTAGTACTTTTGATTGAATTGTGTTTGACATTATTTTCTCCTAGTTGTCTATGCGAAAACTATTTTCACATTCACTTGTATATAATACAGTCTAATAATAAGTTTGTAAAGACTTTGTTTAGCCAAAGTGGCGTCGAAACGCCACTCTGTTTATCCAATTTATGCCGCTTGGTTGATTACAGTTTTGTTAGTGCTTGATAACAAGTTAACTAATTCTGATTTCATTGCCATTGCGCCTTGTAATGATGTAGTACCTAGTACTCTTACATTAAAGTCATAACCAGCATCTACTAATTTTCTAGTAGCAGTTGGTCTAGTCATTTTTAGATTTGCAAATTTAATTGCTCCACCGTTAACTGATCCGTTAACCATGTATTTGTTTGCTTCTTCAACGAACACGCCAACTTTTGAGTTTACGTTTCCTTTTTGAAATTCTCTAGTGTATACAACAAATTGTTTTGTTCTAGCCATTTCTATCTCCTTGTTTAGATTATTAAAAAAGTGCTTAATTAAATTAAACATACTATATACATAATACAACAAATCGTTGTAAAAATCAAGTTTTTATTTTACCAAAATAAAAGTGGTTGACAAGAGTGGTAAAACCAACTATAATATAAGTATAGTTAGGCAAAAGGAAATCCAAAAATGCAA